TGCGTCCCATCTGTTGTTGAAGTGATTGTCCCATGTCATATCTCCGTACCACTCACCATCTCTGTTGATCTGCACGACAAATTGCCCTTCTCGCTCGTCGTTGCAGGTGGCTTTGTCTATGAATACGGCATTAACTCGAAGGTGTTTGTTTGAGTCAAATGTTGCGAATGAGTCACCCCATTGATAATCGGATAGGCACGTTGGTTGGTTGTTGTCCCAATAACAACTCCCGTCGTCTATGTTAGCCATTGGATCATAATTGCTTGCATCCCAAGCGGTGCATCCCCAATAATCATCATTATACATTTCATAATCGTCGCTTTCATCTTCACCGAACATATTGATAACGCCCAGGGCTTCAAGTGAACCACCACTAAGGAGTAAAAATATAGGGGCGATAACTAAAGCTATTTTCTTCAGCTCCACTACTTTACGATTGACGCTGGCTATTGCTCTATCCACAACGTCGCCTTCGAGGGTTGTATCAACATTGACTTCTGTTTTGTTGTCGCCGCCGTTAAGGACTGTGTTCTCGGACACTTCTTTGTTAATCTCTGCAACCGTCTGCATCAATTCCGCAGCTTCTTTGAGTTGGGTGATAAGGTCTGTGTCGTCTTTTTTATTCGACTCATTAAGAATGCCGTCGTCAGCCAGATCAGCGATAACATCTTCAAAGTCCCTGCCTGTTGCCTCTGCCAATACCTTTGCTCTCGCTATGAGTTCATCATCAGCTTTTGACATTGTAATCACTCTTCACTCATCTTGTGTATTGGTGTTAGCTTTACTATGGTTTCTTTGTGCTTCTCAACAATCTGCTCATGCTCTTGGGCTGATGAGGCTAAAGAGTGAGCGTGAACCATTTGTGCTTTCTCCATTTCAATGATGTGATCTTTACGAAGAGAGTCAAGTGTGCGCTCATTTTCTAATTGAACGCCTATGTTGTCAATCTCAATGGTCTGCTCGGACTCCCACATACGAAGGATCGTAGCGAGAGCTGGGGCTGCAACACCGCTAATGATAGCGATAAGTGCGATAAACCCGTCAAGGTTGGTAAGAACTACGTCTGGCTTCCATATACCCATGAATACTACTGCACCTGCGGCTAAAAGCCATAAGTAAATTGTAGGTAAGACGGTTCTTGATACCATGCGGTCATTAAATGAGTTTTTCTTTTCTGTCATGTTATTCACCTCAATATGGTTTGTTCCAAGATTTTGCTTGTTTTATTTTGCAGTAAAGACACATAGTTGAAATTGTTGTCATGCTTGTTATACACGGCGGATTATTAGCACACGGAGCAATTTTTTTATTTGAACCCATTTATCTTTCACCGTTTTTATCATGGTTTCACATCATGCACTACTTCGCCAGGTCGAGGTAATTCCCCTGTTGGGCCAGAAGTGGGCGGTGGAGCCACAACATTTCCGTCAAGAGTTGCGTTTAGATCGTTCATCTCTCTTGCTTCGTTTCGAGTAAGGATTCCAGCATCAATACCGAGCTTGGCTCTCTGCATCTTGTGTAGTGGGCTTTCTTGATCCACAGGCTCAAAGACGAGTGGTGGCAAATCAGAACGCTTGTGAGCAATACCCATGAGTTCAAGGTGATCGGAGAATAAATGTTGGATTTTCTCGGCTACAATTGTTTGTAGTCGCTCAATAGCCATAACAGACCACATATTAGCGTTGTAGGTGGCTGCAAAGGTTGAGCCAGACTCTTGCCCTGCTGCTACTCTTGGGACATTGAGAACGGCTGATATGTCGGCGTTAATGCTATCGAGGAACTTAGTATCGTCTGGAATACTGTTCGACAAATCGACATGGTGCATTTCAACGTAGTGTGGGAGAATTGGGATTTGGTCTGCACGAAGACCTTCCATTAACGAACCTACTTGATCCATGATGTAGGTTAAGCGTTCCCTTGCTTCTTCGGGGTCTGGAATGCCTTCAATAGCTTCTTTGCCGATCTTGATGTATTGACGGGTGAGAGCGTCTTGTAGCGCAAGTCTGTTGTTAATGGTGTTGTACTTGGCTCGAATAGCTTGCTTGAGAGAGGTAAAGCGGGATGCGCCCCAAACACCGTAAGTCCAACGGCCCAGGTAGTCTTGATACCAATTAGATCGTGCATCGAGTCTAAAGTGAAGTATTTCATCAGCAGGGAATGTTTGCATATCAATTTGTTGTTCTCGGAAGCGGTAGTAGCGAGCTTCCATGATTGGGTTGTCTTTTGTTGCATAAACACCAGAGTAGCCGACAGCCATTGGTTCTCTGTCGTCGGTGATAGTGATTTGTTTGATAGGGAGGGATTGAACTCTGGTGATACCTTCACCTGCACGACCTATGAGCTTGTTGATGCTGTTCCCGTACACCATGAGATCACGCATGGTTGCGACAAGTAAATCATCAAAGTCCAGGCGTTCTTCAACGAGTTCTTTGATGACCTTGCGAATTGTTGCGTTCTTTGCTTTCTTGTATTCAACTCGATAGTGGTTGGCTGATAGTGATACAGACCGAACAGCTCCGTTAAGTTCTGGATCAAGCTCAACCATAGAGTCATAAATGTCAAAGTCGTTGTCGTAGTTAGAATCCAGCCGGAGTTTGTTGGTGTCCTCCATAATGTCAGCTAAACCAGCAATAGCGGCGAAGCGATGCTTTTGTTTTGTTGAAATACTTGGAGCAACAGGAGGTGGGTTGGGATCACGACCTGTGACTGCTTGCACGATACGTTGCCGTAGGCCCATGATTGTTTGAGAGGGTGTGCGATTCTTCAATGTGTTTATTGAATTAAGGCTGTCAAGGCCAAGAGAAGAAGTCCAAGAAGACCTCCTGTTTGTGCTACTTTACGTTTAATTTGTCTGTCGAGGGAGTACATAGGGCCATCCTTTATTTGCTGAATCCCTGTGCGTATATCATGCACGTCAGATTCAATGCTGGTGAGTCTGTCGCCGTGGTTCGAGAGGATCATGAGGATAGCGTCATCTGCCATGTTTGTAAGTAAGTGGTTGCGATATTTTAAGGTGAGAGTATGAAAACAAGTAAAGATGCCTCAACAAATAAATCCGATACGATTGTGACCGATGAGTGGCCCCAGAATGATCCCTATGAAGGGTTTGTCGATACAAGGAGCTTTGCTACCTGTTGGTGGTGCGGTCATAAGCTAATTTGGCAGAATGACTTTGAAAAGGATGATTGGGGCATACATGGCGAAGGTATGGTGACTGTTCTTATTTGTTCTGGATGCGGAGCTGAATGCCGTATGATTGAGGCTGAAGAATGAGCTTTTGGCAGAACTTCATACACTTGTTGGTAAGGCGAGTTGCTGTCTATAACCGATGGCGAATGAAGTAGTGCGAACCTTGATTTATCGGATTCGACGTAGTGACGCTATGGAATGTGGAAACGCTTGGAACTCTCACCGATGGGAGATTGCTCAAGTCAATGAGCAATACAGGACTGTTATTCTTTACTGCAACCAATGTGGTGTTGAGATTGAATGTGCTGTTAGGAGTTCGACAGTATGAAAGGTTTCTCTCTTGAGCGTTCCAGGAATGATGTAGGCTACTTCTATGAGTGGCTTGGCTACAATCGGGGTGAACACATTGACGAATGGCTGAAGCTGTATTCGGATCGTAAGAAAGCCCAAGTTCACAGGGTTTGCATTATTGCTCCGAGAGATCATAGCAAGTCCACTACGTTGAGAATCAAGCTGCTTCATGAGGCGTTGTTCGCTAAGTGGAGAGATAAACCGTTCACTTGTTGGCTTTTTTCAGCAAGCAAAGATACTGCGAGCAACCGATTGAATGAAATTAGAGAGGATTTGACAAGACACCCCGAATTGCGGAAGTTCATTGACGATAAACGGGGAGGAAAGTTCGAGTTGAGATTGACGAATGGTGCTTGGATCAAGGCAACAGGTATGGGTGCAGCTATGCGTGGTGAGCATCCAGCCTGTATTGCTCTTGACGATGTGCTTACGGACATGGGCGACACACCTATGGATTCGGTAAGGCTCTGGTTGCAGAAGGTGGTGACACCTATGTTAAGCCCTGGAACGAGCTTGTACTGTGTCGGAACGCCGATGAGTGCTGTTGATCTGTACCACACGGAGATGCTGTCGAATGATGCCTGGAAAAGCGGAACGTGGTCGGCAATTCCTAATTGGGATCAGTGGCGAGCAAGTGCTGGTGAAGTGAAACGACAAGTTCTCTGGCCGGAACAAAGGAGCTTGGCCTTCATCATGGAACAGAAGGGGGCTATGGGCGACTTAGCTTTTGCACAGGAGTATTTGTGCAAGGTGATGGACGATGATTCAGCAGCCTATCCGAGAGCACACACCCGAAAGAATCTGGATATGGATGCAGTCATGTCCTACTCAAAGGATCATGGTGGTCGGTATGTCATTGGGTTTGACCCTGCACATGGATTAGGGCAGGATTATTCAGTGGCTATGATCGTCCGACAGGATGAGCAAGGCTATTTGCACGTCGTAAATCTGTGGAGAAGGAACGATTTCCCACCTGCGAAGCAAGCAGAAAAATTAGTTGAATTATGCAAAATATACGGGAATGCTACACTTTCGGCTGAATCTGCTGGTTTTCAGCATTTGTACGAGAGCTTGATTTCACAGACGGGAGCGGTGGTTGATTACAGACCAAGCAAGGTTTCTAACAAGCACTTGAAGCAGGGTCTTTTGAATCGACTTAGGGTTTGGTTCGAGCAAGGCAAGATTGTATTTCCGTATGGTAGCCATGACACCAGGAGGATCATAGACGTGATGCTTGAGGAATTGGAAACCCACGTCTGGAAGGGCGGCGACATTGTTGATCTTGGAAAGCATAACGACATGGTGATGGCATTAGCTCATGCTGTGGACTGCTTCTCGCATAGGGACTCCGTAGTGAATCCTGTGGCCGTTGGCAAGGCTGACGGTTCAAGCTGGGGTTCTAAGGGTTCTGGTAGGTCGAATGGTCGTCCGAAGCCAGGGAAGTTCGTGGGGCTTTGGTGATGGCAAAAAAAACCTGGAAGGAACACGTCATCGACATTATGCAAGAGCGAGGAATGCTTCATGCAAGCGTCATTAGAGATATTCTGTTTGATCGGGTAGGTACAGACTGTCCGAGCATTAGGGAAGTCACTACGATGCTTAAGCAGGATCGCAGGGTGCAAAAAATATCACCTCCTGCTGGTACAGCGCAGATAAAAAAATGGAAATTAAAAAATCCTTGAAAAAAATTATTGGAGATTTTGCGAGAAGGCAAGCGATAAGCTGACCTGGTTTTGCGTGTGTTTTTGGCGGAAGCTCACAAGCCGAGGAGCTCCCCCTTATAAGGGTATCGGTGCGGCATTCTGCTGCATTATTTCAAGATCACACGGAGATTTAGGGGTCATTCTGGGTTGATTCCTTGAGCAAAAAAGACCGTTCTTAGTTGGTTGAAGGTCGGCTTTCAAGTGCGCTGGCCCTCGTCGTGAATGTGCCATTCTGCAACGTTTTCAAGGGTTGGTGGTGATGTGTGCAGGGTGGGCCACCTATCAGAACAACAGCCCCACAGTGCGACGAATAGCACACCAGCAAAACGCACCACTCATGGGGGCTAATCAGCGGCGGCTTGATAAGGTGGGTAGTGCAGGAGGGAATATGTCCGACGACATCACCCGACCCGAAGCCCGACCATTGACCGCCATGATTGCAGGGGGTGACAGCCAAGCCAAGCAAGCGTTCTTCATCGACACCATGAAGAGAGCGTCTGCCTTCGTAGTGAACCAAGAAATGAACGGTAGCATCTCATGGGAAGAATGCCACGACCGAATCAATGCCATCCAAGCCATGAGTGAAGAACTCCGCTTCGGCGGTTCTTGCGCCTGTGCTACCTGCGGCGACGCTACCTCATACCTCTTCGTCAACGATGACAACGAGTGCGTGTGGTGCTCACTCCAGAAGCAAGCAGACGAGGAAACGAAGAGAGCAACCCTTCAACCAGTGTGCGAGCACATCGACTTCTCGGACAACCTCACAGGCGCAACCTGCAACGACTGCGGCGAGGTGGTTTGAGTGACCGTTCGCATTCATCGCAACCTCAACGACCGCTCAACCGATCAGTCCGAGGGGTGGGTTATCACCGAGAACGGCAAGACTCGCCGCGTTAAATCGTTGGTGCTTCGCCTCGATTCCATCAAGGTTTCAATGGCAACGATTCACCGAATCCGTACACCCAGAGGCGAGAAAACCCCAAGCGGTGCGGCTGGGCTTGGAAAGCGAACCGTGGGTGCTTGGCTCGTCGGTTCAATCTGCACCTACTCGATGGGTGACAACCTCACACCGACCGGCGCAAGGGTCGCGTTCAACCCCAAGTTCAACGACACCTTCCAAGTGAAGCGAGGGGCCGCAGAAGGCCCGCTTGAGCCTCTTGGTCAGTTTCTCCGGTTCCATGCCTCCGGTCTGGTTGAGGTGGTCGCATGAGCCGCACCTTCACGCCTGCCTGCCCATGCGGGAACGGTTGCCATGACTCGCACGACTCCCGTTCATTTGGCCCTGCCTCCTGCGCCGTCTGTCAAGGCGACATGAGCGACGACCACGCGTTCAACGGTGGGAAGGTCTGCGCTGATTGCGTGACGATTGAAACCCAGTTGCTCGGCTTGGTCGATCCTTTGGACATAAACCGCTCGATTGACGACGAAAGCCCCGAACTCTTCCTCAACGATTGGAAGGTTCAATTGAAGCACTTTGGCGAATCCTACCAGCCGACAAGTGAAGAAGTCCTCGCCGTGATGAGGGAAGAAAACCCCTCATGCTGTGACTGGCACAGTCAACCAGAGGCGACAAAAGAACAGCCCTGCGCCGCTTGGCAAGGTGGTTCAAACTTCGCCCCTAACTTTGATGAATGCTATGACGCGAAGGGCCGCTACGATCATGAACTCCCTCTCTTCGCCGCTCACATTCACCACCTCATTGATACCAAAGGCTTTCACATTCTGAAAATCCTTGAGAATTGGGAGTCGATTGATTGCCCCTCCTGTGGGCATCTCGTTGAGTTTGAGCGGGATGGCGACGGAGTGCGCGCCGACTGCTTTTATTGTGAAGTCGGCTCCTCCCTGCGGTGGGTGTTTTGATGCTCACCGTCTGGTGCTTCGGCTACTCGGTCGAGATGCCCTCATGGGCGTTTCCAATCTTGGCCCTCGTTCTTGCGCCACTGCTGCCGGTCTTCGCGCTCGGCGGCTTGGGAGTTGATATTTGAGGCCAAAGGATCGACCATAAACCGCCCCTTTGGGACGTTCTCCCCCAAATCTCGGAGCTGAAGTGGGCGAAGCCATCAGCTATTTTAGCCATTTTTCTGCTCGCCAGGTTTCGAGCTTGGCCCCGCTACGCGGGAGGAGCAAAAGAGCCATGAGCTTCAAAAAACCCCAAAAAGCAAAAGTGCTTCAAGATCACAAAAACCCCGCGCTCAAGGCGGTTCTGGCCGACCGTCTTGATCCTGCATCATTTTCTTTCGAGAAGAATTATTTTCATACTTAGTGCAAAAATTACACCTAATGCAACGTTCGCACCTGGTATCATTTTGATACCTAATATCATTTTGCGATCAAGTTTTCATTTGGTACTCGGTGCAAAAAAGATACTTGGTGCGATTTCTTCAGCTCCTTGATTTTCATTTAATTGCTTTTGAGGCGACACTTAAAAGAAAGCTCTTTTCATTGAGCTTTTATTCTATATTCAGGGCTGGCCCCTCTCGATCCTTTTGGCCTTTTTGCTCTATGCCGTTTCCGAGCCTTAGAACACCCCTTAAAGCGATTTCATGGGGTCGGTGGCACTGCCACCCACGGGTAGGGCGTTGCGTCGATTACCGGAGATTAGCATTTCCAAGCCCAGGAGCACCCCTACAAGGGCCGTTTAGCTGTCTGGGTGCATACCCTACCACCGCCTTATTTAGTGCCTTATTTAGCCCTTTATTTGAGGTGCTGCGCAGTCCCTCGTTTAACACCTTGACAGGCTCGACGTCATGCGTTTAGGTCTTGAACAGGCGATCAGTACAGCGTTTAGGTCTTTCTTACAATGCCCCTTATATATCTGGTAGTGATAGGGTGACACATGGACGGACAACCCGAACCCACGAAGCCAGCCGGTGAACTATACTTAGAAGCGGTGCTTGAATCGCTTGAAGAAGCGGTGCAAGAATACCGCGACGGTTCAACCGAAGAACTACCGATAAACACACAATGCCTATGCGTTGATCCTTTGACCGAAAGCATTGAAGTTGAGGAATGGTACGACGACGAAGGCGAAGAACTTGAAGAGCCTCTTATGATTACCCTTGACGATGAGAAAAAAATCATCGGTCATAAGTTCGTCGTCACTACCGGCGGGCCTCATGCAGAGTTCCAGACAAAAGACAACGGCGAAACATGGACTTTCTTTTATTGCGATTGGTTCGGGTCTGAAGCCTATACCTACCACTTCGGAAAGAACAGACTCCTTGAAGAAGCGTTCGGCATCTGGTTTGAGTGCGGTGGCGCGATTGGTCAAGAAATCGGGGCGTGGGTTTGAATGAGTGCTTCGCTCTATCCTTTGACCATTGAAGACGCCGACCTTCTCTGTCGTTGCCCCGAATGTGGCGACTTCTGCGCCGCTTGGGAAACTACCGAGGGGGATTTTATGGCCGACTGCCTTCAAGAATCTTGCGAGGATGCAGGTTCAACCTTCCCCGTTTTGGCCTCTCAAGTGCGCCCCTTTGTGCCTGTCCTTTATCGGTGCTACCCACACACAGACGACGACGGAAGCGCAGAAATAAGAGGCTTCTTGACCCACAACGGCGAACAAGAACATATCATCGTCACCCACCCCGAATCAATGAAAGGCGAAACGCTTGAAGGGTTCTCGGACTACATTTATCTTAACGAAGTTGAAGACTGTGTGTTCATCACCGAGCCGATAGCGTACACCATCACCAAAGAGCACCGAGGCAGGATCGAACTCCAGGTCTGGAAATCGTTGAACGATATGTTCGCCACTGTTCAAGAAATCGCAGATGCCGACGACGGTTCAAATGCGGATTTCTTCGCAGGTTTTACCGAACTTGAAACAAAGATGCAGACTGCCCTTGAAGAGTACCTCATCTTTGAAATGAATGGCGGTGGGTTTGTATGATTTTCACTGTTCTCATGGAAGGCACAGGCGACTTCTCGCGTACCTTCGTGTTCGACTCGGAAGATGAAGCGCACCACTTCGTTCAAGAGGTGCGGTCTTTCAACCTCATGGATGAGTATTTCATTCATGAGCCGTGTATTCAAACGCTCTTGACCGATGGCCTTCAAGCGGCTTCAAATCTTGCTGATGAATTGGAACTTGAGCCGCTGACCGATCCTATTGTTCAAGTGACATACGACCCGACCAAGATTCACCCCGACCTGCACGACCTTGTTGATGGCCTCATTGGGCGCGCTCTAAGCACCCAAGAACAGACGGACGGCGGCGCAGAGGGGTGCAGTGACTCCCGCACCATTTACGCCCACTATGCCACCACAGACGAGGCCGACAGTGCCAGCGATGCGGTCGAGGCTCTCAACCTTGACGGTGTGGCCGTTGAAATCTATGTGCAGGGGGGTTATTGATGCTCGCAGAAATTGAAAAGCGACTGTCAAAATTGACCGGCGAAGAGTTGGCCGTCATTATGCCTTCATGGTATTTTCAAGCCGTTGATATGTGCCAGAATGAACCGGAGATTTACGGCGAAACGACGCCCGCACAGGTCGCACTGAACGCGTACTTTGACAACCTCCAAGACGGCGACAAATACGACGCTCTGCAACAAACCAGCGGCTTGATCCTCAACCTTCTCGACCACTTCAAGGGGGCTTCACAATGAGTCGCACCTTTTCACCTGACCCTAAAGCATGGGCGAGGCACAAAGAACACCGCAGAGCATTGAAAAAAGCGGGGGCTGTGTGGGATTCAACGACTTCCCGCACCCCTCGCACTATGGCCGACGCTGGAATCATGCTCTGGTTTCCCGTCTATCGTGGACGAGGTTCAAAGAGAAAAGCAATTTTATTCATACCCTATATGTGCGGCTGGTCGCCTGGGTGCGGCCTCGCTCCGATTGTCAAGGGTGAACCGTGGGAATACTCATGGAGCCTCAAAGAGGTGAGGTCTTGATTCCAACACCGGAGTTCTTCACCTGTGAGCGCATCGGTGGAGGCTTTGAGGCATTCATCGCCCGCATGGTAGTGCCGAAGCACACCCACGCCGAAACGGTCGAGTTCTGGCTCTGTCATCAAGGCACAGCCAGCGCGCATACTACGATCAAGCAAACGCTTGAGCCTTGCTTCGTTGAGGTGTCCGTTCATGACCTCTCATGTGATGAGCCAGCGGCAGCGGTGGCCTTAATGGAAGCCCTCGGCCTCATTGGTGGCGACAACGGCGACAGTGGCGCATTGACATGGTACTTCAGCAACATGGCCGAAGCGACCCAATGGATCGACCAAGCCGTTCAAACCGCCGCTTCTGCCGTGATTTCATGGGGTGCTCCTTGACGTCGAGATGACGTGCGATTCATTCGAGAAACCGGCCAGGAGCTCCGTCATGTGAGCTTCAAGCTCGCCTCGCGTAGCCAATTTCAGCTAAAAATAGCTGTTCCAGGCTTGATCCCCCAAAAAAACCGAAGTAAAAAAGAACCCATAAAAAAGAACCCTTAATATAGTAGTTAGTGATAGGACAGAATACAACCGACCAAAAACACAGGAGATGAAAACAGATGCAAGAATATGAAATAGGAATGAGCGTTTCATTTGGGCGACCAAATGGAGAAAAAACAGTAGGCAAGATCGTAAAGGTCAACCCTAAGAAATTGAAGATAGAGCAAACAGAGGTACGAGGCAGTCGCAAGAGTCATGCCGTTGGTACAGTCTGGACTGTCCCAAAAGACCCTCGCTTCGTCACCATCCTACAAGAAGGATCAACGCCGACCCAAAACAGGGCCAGCGCAACCAAGCCAAAAACACCCAAGACTTTCACCCTCGCACAAATCCGTGAAGCCGTTGATATTGCCACAGGCGACAATGGGCGCAGGTCAAAAGAAGTCCTCTCGATTCTCAAAGCGGGGTTGGTTTGAATGAGCCTCTCACAGAATACCGAGGTTCTCATAGATGTGTACTATGAAAGCCTGTTCGATGCGGCCTTGAACTCATGCAAGATTCACGCCCCTCAATTCCTGCCAGCACTTCAAGAAATCTTCTCGGTATATGATGGATTCGCACCGATTGAAAATGTCTTCGATCCTCTCTCGGCTGTCGCTGATGTGGCGCATGGTCGCATGGAAGCAGAAGAGTTCTTCTTCATGCTACCCGTAGGCTTTGCTCTGTGGCCCTCTGCTGCTGGCATTGATGCCATCATAGCGGCGACAGAAAAGAAGGTGCTCACGCCCTGCCCTGGTGCTTCCCCTGCCATGCTCAAGCAGACTTCTGAACAACCATGCGCCCTTTGCCCCTTCTGCGGTTTAGACCACGCCGCCGAGGTGATTGAATGAATATCCATATTGATGAAATGACCTACTCTCAAAGAGCCTCGCACATTGGCGAGCATTGGACTTGGTTCTTCAATCACGGGCGCAGAACCGTTGAAATCTATGTGCCTGTTGAACTCGCAGGTGGCGATTCATTCAGCGACGACTCATACTTCAAAGCAAAAGGGATAGCCGTTCAAACCTTCGTTGATCTTGGAGGCAACCCAAACCGAACCGATGTGTGTTCAAGCCCCGAAGAAAGCCGAAAGCAAAACTTCCCTCCTGGTCTTGACACTATCGGATTCTGTGCCGAGGTGAGCGCATGACGAACGCATTTGATCCTTCTTATGGTACACCGAGCACCGTTGAGCAAGCCGTTGCTTTCTGGCGGTATTGGTCTATGAAAGGCTGGTTTCACCCCGATGACACCTACGAGGATCAGGATTTCAACAATCGAGTCGTTGCTGCTTGGGCACAGAAAGACCCCTGGGACGATGACATGACCCCACTTTGGGATGCAGCTATTTCACACCACATGGGGAGCTGAAGACATGAGCGAAGAACACCCAAACAAAGAAGCCTTGATTCGTCGAGGTGCGTCGGCTATCCTCTCATGGGGTGTGACCGTTGCCGAAGACTCTCACGACTCGATCCTTGAAGACATATTCGATTATCACGACTTGGGCAGAGAGCAATATATCGCCTGGTGCGACGAGGCTCAAAGCCTCGCAGAGTCGGCAACCATTGGCCTCAAAGACCACTCAACAAAAGACCTTTGGGATTTGATGGATGCGATCAAAGAAGAGATTGAGCAGAGGTGTGAACGTTGACAATCACACGTAATATAGCTAAATTATCGAGCTTCTTGATCCTTCTTTCGAGCTTCCAGCTTTTTGAGCTTTTTTCCAGGCCAGCGCAAAAAACACCACTTCTAAACACCACCTTGATATATGAGATAGTGTTTAGACTAAAATACAGGAGATGAAAAAAATGCCTAAAAACAACCCGACCCCAGAAAACCCGACCCCAGAACCAAAAGCCCGATTGCACATGATCATGCCAGACTTCTCATTCTTCGGTAAGAATGTTAATTCTTACCTGCGACAGATTAAAAATATCCTTAATGCAGGGAACACCCTCAAGTTGTATATGACTCAAAGCACCTCGCTTTCACAAGACCTTCACAGATTAGATATGCACTTGGCAGATGAGTACGAAATACACTTTCAATACCGTGTGGATGATTACAACAAGTCGCAGGTTATCGTGATCCTTCAAGCAGAGGTGAGCGCATGAGCCTCATTGAAAATGCTGACTCTCTCCGTTCCCTTCTGGTGGACTTTCTTGAAAAGAACCCGTATATGTTTGACATGGGCGGGGAAATCACTGATCCTTCCACTCAATACCCAAGTGGAATGCGCCCCGATTTAGTGGTAAAAACCACCCAATGCCAATTCGTTGAGAACATCTCATGGGCGGTTGAGAACGACTACGAAACAGACCTCCCACACACCTTCACAGAGATGCTTGCTGCTCTCGATGAGGACATTTCATACGGTGAATGGCACTGTGAACAAGGATCAAACCGTGTGCAGCATTGGCCCGATTACTACGAAACAGAAGCCGAAGCGGAAGCTTGGTTTGATGAGTGGAAACATAGCGAACACGGCAAGAATGAAACCCGTCGCCTCGCTTTCCTTCGTGCTATCCGTGAAGAGGTGAGCGCATGACTACGCCCTGGGATGAAGCACCCGCTGACATTCGCCTGGCTCTTTACGATGAAGTCGTTGATCTGCTCGCTCTTTCCACTGTTGACTTCAATGAAAAAACTGACTTCACAGCTCGACAGCTTTGGCTTCTCAAGGAGCTTGCCCTTCGAGATGATGACGGGAGTTTCTGCGATCACTGTGAAATGCCTCACAAAGAAACTATGATGTACTTTACACACGATGATGACACGTACTCTCTATGCCCAGAAAAGGAAACAATCGACAAGATGAGGATCGAATGGGCCGTGTGTGTATGGTGTGTCCAGGAAACAAAGGACTACCACAATGAACTCAAAGAGGTGGTTGCATGAATCCAAATAGTCGCCAAGTCAAAAAGTGGCTCATTGAACAAGGTGTTCAAGTGAAATATATACGAAGCATCAACGGCACTCGACAGGGTAAAAAAGTCACCCATTACATTGAAGCCAGAAGCGGCTCACTTGATCCTATATTCCCTCTGGAGATGAGGCGGGAGATGCTCAAGATCGTGTATGGTGAGGACTTCAGACCGAGAACCTCACCCAACCCCAACGCAGCCTCATGGGTGGCGGGAAACATTACCCCCCACTGTGTTAATATGTCGCCTTCTCGATGGGGCAGACTCATGGCTCTTATGATAGATTGGAGAAGCCTTTGGTTCAACGATGAGGTGAGCGAATGAAGCGGTGGGTTGTTATTCTAACGGCTGGATCAGGCTACACCCAAAAATACGCACCTCCTATGACGTTCTTCAAGCGGTTCGCTGATGCAGAAAAATACCTGCGAGATAAAATCAAAACATTCCTCAAGGATCAAACATACTACGATTCAATCAAAGAGTTCCTTGAGCATAATTGCATAACCGACTTTGAAACCAATGAGGGTCAATTCTTTCTTGAACAGGTGGTGTTTGAATGAGTAAAATACGATTAGGTGATGAGTTCTGGAAATCAAGACTTGACCTTAGAGATGAGAAGATCGCAGAGCTTGAGCAACGGGTTCACGACCTGGAGGCGCAGCTATCAACAGCTTTTGAGATCATGACTGACAAGCAAATAGCTAATAATCAGCACCTATTCAACAGCACCCTTCATATAGAAGATAGTGCGAGCACTGACCACACCCAAAAAGGAGAACGATAAAATGTCCGACCAAGAAACTGAAACCAACCGATACGCCCGAAAGACAGTCACAGTACGAGGACTGATGCAAGGAACTCATGATCCAAATGCAAAGCGAATCATGGCCGACGAAGGTATCATGTGGGACTTGACAGGTAACACATCTAACTTCAAGGAAACAACGCTTAGGACAAAAACATACACCGTTGAAGGCAAGGAGCTCCCTTCTGGACTCACTACCATTGAGCGAGAATGGGTTCTTGACCTGGCTGAAACGCATGGTCTTGAATCGGCTATCGTCGAAGAAGAAAGCTCCTGCATCCCCGATGTGCCTTACATGGGCGTCCCTGTTCGATTTAATCACGGAACTACTACCAACAACTCAACATTATGGAGCGACACCCAACTTCAAGTAAATGGGATCAATGCCACCGTTGAACTCAATCGTTCCTCAAGACTTCTCACCCTCATTATGGAAGGCCAGCGCAAAGACGATGTGGCTAACTCACAAGTTGATGTGTGGATTCAAACAACAGTCGGCAAAGTACGTGCTGCTCTCAAGGCGGCTGGCTTTACCGAGGGCGATCTTGAAATTGACTGCGAGGTTATCATGGGTGCAGAGCGAGAAGCTCAATGCGACCCTACTCTCATGCGTTCTCTTATCACCACCGACCAGGAGATGATGAGATGAGCAAGGACTACGATCTTGTCATGGTTGAAGAAACCGAAACGCACATCTTTTGGGAATACACAGACGGCAAGCCTCAAATGAACTTGACCCTCTGGCAAAAGACCCTTCGAGCAAAGGAGGCATCCGAATGACATTCACAGAAGTTGATATTGGAAAAGAGGTTCAAACTAAAATTGAAGGCGTTCTTGTATGGGATGAAGTCATTGAAATGTATTTACCTAACGGAAATAAGATCGTCGGGCCGAGTATCACCTGCGGTCACATCTATGCTC